CGAGGAAGCTCGCAACGCTGGAGTCGGCGATAGGGCGTGTGAGGAATGTGGCGCAGTTTTCGTTGCCCGCTCCCGGTATCACAAATACTGCTCTGATCCGTGCGCTCAGCGGGCCGCTTCCCGCCGCCGGAGGGCGCAACACAACGGCCAAGCGCTCTTTTAGCGTCCCCACACGGCAGCCTCAAAGGCCGCTACGGCAGCGTCCTGCAACTCCCCGTTAGCGATTTCCTCAGTCGTCGCCGTACGCATGTACGGCCGCTCGGGAATCGTCACCTCAGAGCGCAGCCACCCCCGGGCGAGAACACCCCGCCAGCCGATGTAACGGATCCACAGCCACATGAACGGCCCGCTCTTCGCGATATGGATCCCGCCCCACTCTTGCGTGGCTGCGTAGATCGTGTGTGGCGCAACCGATGACATCCCGATCCCGCCACCACCGGTGGGGCCAGCCATGGCGACCGAACCGCGCAGCCGGCCGGTCATGATCGCAGGAGGGCGCCCGGGGGCTGCGGGGGTGAACGTGACCGGCGGGTGGGTACCTGATTCCATCATGGTGACGTTCACCAGATGCTTCTCGTACGTTTTCCCCATCGCCCCCGCCGCTGGCACTGCGGCAGCGGCGACACGCGCTTCGATCGCCCTCAGATATCCTGGCAATGCTGAGGCGTCCACAGCCGCCCCCTCAGCCGTTCATCCCGCGGGGCGCCCCGTACAGCGGCTTCCCCTGCGCCCCCCCGGCCGCTTTGGACGCCTTCTCCTGCGCGTCCGCGACCGCCAGGTCCCACCCGGCCATCGCCATCAGATGCTGCTCCGCGAAATCGTCTTCCAAAGCGTCCACCTGATCCGGCGTCCAGCCGTGACGGCGCGCGAACTCGGTATAGATCAGATACTCAGGGTCTCCTGGCCATCCGGCTTTGCCGGACCAGAAATCCCGGTACCGCCGGACGAGGAGTTTGGGTCCTCATCCTCCGCCTTCCCCGAACGCATCACCTTGTCGAAAAACGGCCGCACCGCCTCAGCGAGCACCTCGTAGTCGTCGTCGTCCAGTTCATCGAGGATCCTTTGCGCCGCCTCATCGTTCGGCGCGTTCGCGGGCACCGGATGCGGCAGATCCCACCCGGTGATCACCGACTGCAAAATCCGCCCGATCACCTCATCATCGGAGGGGAGCTGGGTGTAGTTCCCGTTCGTCCCGAAGATGACCTTGTTCCCGGGCCGTGCCCGCCGCCGGTCACCACGCTTGAATGTGTCCCGCAGGTGGACGGTGCCACCGGAGGGGAGTTTCACTTCCACAGAACTGGCTCCCTTGCAAAACAAAGGACCCCCGCCACGGTGGGCGAGGGTCCGGGGGGGATGGGGGGGTGTGGCCCCGTGCGGGGGCGCGGCTGACGGGGAGTTGCAGGAACGCGCCCGCGCCGCACGGGGCCACGAACCTACAGGCTGGCGACCCAGTTCACGCTGTACGCCGTACCAGCCTGCGACGCCGCCGGGACCGCGTGAGTGGACACGGTGAACCCGGTCGTGGACACGCTCGTCGGGAACGGCGTCAGCGCCGCGGTCGCATCGTTGCCACCTGACAGCACCACCACCGGGGTGGCACCGAGCGTCGAGCCGAACGTGAGAGTTACCATCGACCCCGGCGACGGCGCGGTGCCGGTGCCGAACGTGACGGTGCCGCGGATCGGCGACGCACCCGAGGCGACCACCGGCGCCGACGGCGAGGTGCCCGCGTAGGTGGCGGCGGTGCCGGAAACCGAGACCGAATCCAGGGCACTGTACGCCCAGTTCGCGGTGGTGGTGCCGGTGGCGAACAGACCCTGGCCTAGCGCAGCGTACCCATACGGGATCGCGGACGCGACATCAGTCATGCGTGATCACTTCCTTTTGTGTTTGGTCCCGTACCGGGTGTGCGTGTGGGGGGGAAACTGAGTGCGAAACCCCAGGCGCAGGCAGGCGTGACCGCCGGGCGAGGAGGGTAATATAGATAGAGCCGGACAGCGGATATGCGGTCCACTGCCCGGCATGCTCGACCTAGTCCGCTAAGACAGGAGGTCCAGCTATGGATCAGGTTACGCCAGGAACCTGGCGGTGGATACCCGGCTACGAGAATCTGTACAGGGCTGTCTGGCCAGATCAGATCCTGAGCATGCCGAGGAACACCACACGGGGAGGATTCCTCAAACAGCACCCCGACAAGGGGGGCTATATGCGAGTCACCCTAACGAAGGACGGCGTCCAGCGCGGCTTCGGTGTGCACCAGCTCATGGCATGGGCATTTCTCGGCGAGGCACCTCCGGGCACGGAGGTGTGCCACGATGACGGCAGGCCCAGTCACAATGCCCCCGATAACCTTTACCATGGCACGCGCTCGCAGAATGTCCAGGACGCACTGCGGCACGGAACCCATGCGAAGCGGTCCCTGACTCACTGCCCGAGCGGCCATGAGTACAACGAAGCGAACACTTTGCGGTATCGCGGTTACCGCATCTGCATCCCATGCGACCGGGAGCGCAAGAGAGAATATCTAAAGCGGAAGCGTGGCGATGCGGACGCTAGGCCCCTGCGTCGGCCTGGCCGCGCAAAGTCACCGATCAAGCCGGCTCCTGCGGTAAGGCAGTTGCCCCGCCTTCCTCCAGGCCTCCCCGGAGAGTGGTGGCTCCCCGTAGTTGGTTACGAGGGCCTATACGAGGTCTCAGATATGGGGCGCGTGCGCAGCCTGCCGCACATGACCAGAAAGGGCATACGCGGAGGGCGAGTGCTTAAGGCGTGCCCCAGCGGCCCCCGCCGCTACCTAGTTGTTGGCCTGTCCAGGGACGGCAATGTCAAGACCGTCACCGTTCACACCCTTGTCGCCCTAGCCTTTTTTGGCCCAAGACCCGACGGGTATGACGTATGCCACCTCAACGGGAACCCGGCCAACAATACGCCTGAGAACCTCGCCTACGGCTCCCGCGCAGAGAACATTCGCGACGTGGTCCGGCACGGCCGCCACTACTGGGCTAGCCGCGAGACGTGCAATGCCGGCCACGATTTCACGCCCGATAATACGATCTATCGGTATTGGCCTGACGGGACGTTCAAGCAGCGCATCTGCAAGATCTGCCTAGCTGGGTGGCGGCAGACATCCCGGGAGAGGAGGCGTGACGCCAAAGCTGCATAAGTAGGCGATCACCGCGTTCTTAACGGTCACCACTATCGGCCCGTACCCGCCGGAGGGGCCAATATTCGTGGTGTTCGCAACCAGCTTTGCAGTAGTGTCATAGCCGAATGCTTCCTTACTGTCATTGATCTGGCCTGTGTCAAAAGCGGCCACTTGTGCAGTGAAGGTGATTGAGGCCGCACTGGTTCCCGAGAGGCCATTACTTGATACGATCGAAAGGGTCGGCTGGGTATTCGCCAGATAGAATTGCAGCTCGGATTCGTCCACGGCGGGGTCGAAGTTGAGCGTCGCACCGGCGGTGAAATGGGCGCGGGGGATCGCGAATGGCTGCTGCTGCGAGTTGTCCCCGAACACCGGTTCGGCTTTGCGCATCAGGTTGACCTTGTACTCGATCGTGTTGTACTCCGGCGACCCGCCGATCGTCACGGTCGAGTTCCACGACGGCTGCGGCGCGACCGTGGACAGGGTGTTCGTCGGCGTGGTGCCGGCGATGATCGACTCCAGGGCGTGGAATTTGCCTTCCCAGTCCACCAGCCCGGTCGAGGTCGCGGTGAAGGACACCTCGGTCGGGACGGCGTAGGACCAGATCCGGGCGCCGGTCGAGGCGGGCGGCCCCTGATAGTCGCAGATGCTGTACGTCGGCGGCTGCGCCACGGAGAATCCGCCCATGCCGGCGCCGGCGTTGAGCAGGGCGAAGTTGTGGTTGATCGTGAGGCTGGACGTCGAGTATGGGGTGACGGTGCCGCCGGTCGAATGCGCCTGGTACAAGGGGGGCGTGAAGTACAGGACCGAGCCGGCGAGGACGCTGCCCTGGCGGATCTCCTGGGCGGTGGTGCCGGTCGCGCCGACACTGAACACGGTGGTGTTGGTGAACCCGGTCGCCGAGGCGAGGGTGATGGAGGTCGCGCCGACGGAGACCCCGCCATTGAGGGTGGTGGTGGTGCCGGCGACGCCGTTGGCCGACTGGTAGTAGTCACCCAGAATGCCGGCGAGGGCGTAGGGGGTGGTGTCGGCGAAGAACGGTCCGCCCATCGACAGTTCGCCGATGGTGACGCCCTGGATCATGTTGTACAGGCCGGCCTGGGCGCCACGCCACGCGTCGTCTTCGAGGTAGGTGATCTTGTCCACGGGCGTGAACGTTTTGAGGGGCATGGTCTGGGTCGGCTGTACCGGGGTGCCTGATGCGCCGGCTGTTTCCTTGCCCCAGCCGACGAACCGGGTGGGAACCGGGTAAACAGTGCCCGCGAAGTGGTTCGTCATTCTGGGGCCCCCTCGTCTGCCGCTGCGGCGGCCTTGCTGGTCTTGGTCTTCGCGGGTGCGGCCTCTGCGGGGGGTTCAGGGGCCGGGCCTGGTACTGGGATCTGCGGGCCCCACAGGCCGTCCTGGGGCGGCACAGCCAGGCCGTAGTGGCCGGCTGCGGGGGCCATTGAGTAGGAGCCGCCGGGTTCAGGCTGGAGGGGCCTGTCCCGGTCGAGGTCCATGTATTGGGGGTATTGCCGGGGCGCGTTGCCGAGGTACGGATAGGGCACTGAGCGCCTCCATGGGATGCTGGGCAGGTGACCAAAGCGGAGGACTACGAGGAGCACCTGCGTAAGGTGAACGAGATCCTCGATCAGGGCTGGGCGACGGCCCGCTGGAATATGTGGCGGAACGCCATCGCGAGCATCCTGGGTGGCGCCGCAGGCTTCGCGCTGATCGGGACCGCGCTCTACTCGCTGGCAACCGGCCACCCATGGGACTGGGCTTCGGCCGGGCTGAGGGCCGGGCTCTGGATACTGTTCGGCAGCTTTATCTGGGGCGCCCTGATGGTGTGGGAGTACCGCACGAACCCGCTGAGGCGGCGCTAAGCCTGGATCAGTTCCAGGAGCCGGGTTGTGATCCGCGCGTCGAACCTGAGCTGTCTCTGGTCGGCGGTGGAGTGCGGCGGGATGTACTCGTAGTTCTGATCCTCGCCAAGGTTCACCATTTGCGACTGGCGGCCCGTATAAGGGTCGGTGACCAGTTGCGGGTCAGTCGAGGTGCGCAGCACATCCATCACGGCGTCGATCAGCGCCGGGAACGACGTGTCCACGTCCACGTCGGTGTCGGAGTTGTCGAACCAGGTGAGGAAGATCTCAATGTTGTGGTAGACGTTCTTCCACGCCGCCGGGGTGCCTGGGCCGGTGTTGCGGGGGAAGGCGAGCCGGTTCTCCTGCCCGTTCGCCGGCCAGACATAGGCTCGCGCCTCGCCGGATTCGTCCGGGTCGTACGGGGTGATCAGTGCGACCAGCGGGCCCGACAGGCCCGCAGTTCCCGGTACCGGGATGCCGTTGATCAAGCCCTGCACGTAGGTCAGGGCGCTGACGACCGGCATATCACACGACTCGCTTGAACGCGCACAGCAACTCGCACGCCTCCATGCGCAGCGCCGCCGCCCCATCGGCGGTCCGCCCCGCCCCGCCGCCCATCGTCTGGATCATCGTCGCGGTCGCGCCGCGGGTGAGGGCGAGGGAAGCGGCGAACAGGATAGTGGCCCACTGCACCTGATTCGGCAGCGTGGACACGAGCACGCCGGGGCTGTGGTCGTAGGTGAGCGCCGCAGCCAGGGTGAGCACGCCGGGCCCGGAAGTGACCGATGAGGCGAGGCAGGTGACGGCTTCCTGGTTCCCCGCTGTGTCGTAGATGACGCCGGACGCGCCCTGCCCGCCGGCCGTGGCGGGCGCCCAGCCGGTGCAGTCGTCCACGTACAGCATCGCGTCGCCGGCGGTGGCGGCGGTGGTGATGCCGGCGTGGGGCCAGCCGGAGGTGTAGGTGGTTTCGGCGACGTACCCGCCGTGGCCGAGGCCGCGGGAAATGTAACCGGGGCCGAGGATGACGGACTGGCCGCCGGTGGCAGAGTCGATCGGCGCAGACGACCCGGGAAGGAACAAAGTAGGGCGCTCGACGGCGAACGCGTCGTTGGCGACGGTGGTCCACTGGCGGGGGAATACTGCCGCCGCGGCGACCTGGATGGCGGAGACCGACAGGATCGGCCACTGCGACAGCAGCAGCCGCACCATGCCCTGGTTGTGGACGGTCATCCGGAAACCGGGCCCGTACAGGGTTTCGGTCTGGATGGTGGACCGCAGCACCTGGTTGCATTCGGAATCCACCATGGAGGTGGCGCGCTGGCAGATGTTCACCTGCTCGGCGTACTTCTGCGCGTCAGAGGCTTGCTGGCCGGGAATGGTCTGCCAGCTAAGCTGATCCCGGTCGGTGCCGCAGTCAAAGTCTCAGGGGTCACATAAGGCGACAGCGGTCCGGTCATCAGGGCCATGGGGGCATCACCCCCCGCCGCAGATCATCCACGGGTGACAGCTAGCGGGAGAGGTTTATCCCCAAGATCAGTTTGGGTACGGTGCGGTCATGAGCCGTAGCCAGAACACCGCATGGCACCGGGACGCGCCACCGAACTGGACGTTTCTCCAGTTCAGGCGGGGGGCAGGCCGCGAGTTGCGGCGGCAGTGGCAGAAGCGGCAGCGGGCCGCCGGGCGGCGTGCTTTGCGCCGCGGTGAGGAGCCCGAGCCGATCCGGCCGCGTCATTCTGTCCAGTACGACTACTGGTGACCCCAGGCCAAACCTTTGCGACGGCGGGTGACGGTTAGGCCGCTGCGGGTTACGGTGAGGGGTGTAAGGAGATCTGGCCCTGTGGCAGGGCTGGGCTCAGCCACGCAAGGGCCGCCGTAGGAGCCTCCGGGTGACCGCAAGGCGGCCCTTGTGACGTTCAGCGGGAGACCGGCGCCTCCCCCGGCGCGGTGCGCATCACCGTCTCGTTCACCGGCACCGTCCGCACGGCCGTCTCCGGGCTTGGCGCCCACCGGGTGGGGACGGGCCGTTCCCACGCCAGGCAGTCCCCGTCGGCCTGCTCCGATGCGGCCGAGTCCCCGAGGGGGGGCTCGGTGGGGGTCCCGGCCACCGTGTCAGGCCTTGCGCTGCGGGCCGCGGGGGGTTCGCGCGGCCGGGGCCTTACGGGCGGCCGGGACGCGTGCGGGAGCCACCTCAATCGGGCCAGGGTCTGCGGGCCCAGGCTCGGCCGCGGCCGGGGGCTCGATCACCACGTCCTCCGGGATGGCGCGTTCCATCGCCGTCTTCAGCGCGGCCTGCCAGTCCGCCGGGAGCGCAGCGAGCAACTGCTCCGGGGAAGCGTCGGCGAGCGACGGCGCAGCCGGGGCGGCGGCCTTGCTGGCTTCGCGCTGCTGGCGCATGAACTCCAGGATCGCCGCGTTCGCCAGGTCGTCACGGGCCTTGGTGGCGTCCCGGTTCGACAGTTCCCGGGCCGCGTTCTCATCCGGGGTGAGGGGGACACCGTGGGGGGTGGCGGCCCAGCCCCAGTGGCCGCCCATCTGGATCGGCGCGCAAATGTCGCACTCGATGTAGGGGCGGCTGTGCTCATCGACCTGGATCTGGTGGCAGACTCCGCAGCCACCGGCGACCGTGACGGCACCTGCGGCGATGTGCCCGTCAGCGGAGGGGCCGTGGTCGGACGGCGCGTAGGCGATGGTGGGCATGGGGCGTTCAACTCCTCGGGGGGTGGCATCCTTGGGGGGTGGAAGAGGTTTGGGTGCTCGTCACGAGCGCGGGAAGCGGGAAGAACCTCCGGATCGGCGATGCCGTCTACGGCAGCAAAGACGCCGTGCTGGACGACCTGGGGAAGATGCCGAACATGACGGTCAGCGAAGACAGCGACGGGGTGATCCGCGGCCGGCCACTGGATGAGCCGCTCCGCGACGGGCGCTGGCCAGGGCACTGGCTGCCGCGCCGGTGGGCAGAAGCACGGCCGGTCCGGGTGCACCACACCTACCCGTCGGCCACCTGTCCCGTGTGCGGGATGACGACCTACAGCGAGATGGATATCCGCGAGGGCTACTGCGGCAACTGCCACGACTGGACTAGCCTGCGGTAGCGGCAGCATCCCCCCGCTTTGAGGTGAGGCGATGGAAGGGCACTGGGCCTGGCGGCCCGCTGCAGGTGAGCCGATCGAAACCACCGACAGCTACGACCAGGCGCGCGAACGCAGGCGTTACTGGGCGCACCAGCTGGTGAAGATGAAACTGGCCAAAGAACATGGCGTGCACGTCGGGAACACCCGGCTAGCTGGAAGACGCCTGCACGTCACGTTCCCGGTCTATATCGGCGACCCTGGCCGGTTTGTGTGCCCAAAATGCGGAATGACCAGCGACTATCCCGAAGAGATCCGCGGCAGCGGCTGCCAGGAATGCGGCGGCTGGGAGCCGCCCTACGCGGGCTGAGTCACCAGGCCGCACCGGGGACAGGTCTCGGACCAGCTGTTCCAGGTGCGCTTACAAGGGGTACAGCGTCGCCCCTCGCGGGTGCCGAAGGAGAACTGGGGGCCGCCGCGCATCGTGCCCGACTGCCCGTACCAGCCGCGCTGAACCGCGCGGGCGTGGTGGGGTTCCATGTCCACCGTGCCGCCCTGCTTGCTGGCGGTGTACTTGGCCCCGTCCTGCATGTCGAGGCCTTTGCATCCGTCGGGCAAACGAACCGTGGTCATCAGGCCCCCGTCACCAGTACCGACACGGTCGCCGTGCCCGCGCCAGCGATGCCGTAAATGTTGTCACCCGGGTACAGCCAGCCCGACAGGCTTGAGGACGTGGCAATCGCATACCCGTTGGTGGATGACACCGCGGTGCCGCCGTTGAGATACACCGTCTGTGCCGTCGACCCGTTGGACACGGTGAACCAGCCCACCGGCCCCGGCGCCGAAGACGCCGGGGCAGCGGCGAGCAACTGGGCGGCCGTGGTGACCGAATACTGCTGCGCTCCGGCCACTAGCCGACCCGGCGGGCGACCAGCGCGGCCGAGTAGGTCGTGCCGGAGGTCGCGGCGCGCAGCGCCAGCACCTGCACGGTGTCGGAAGCGCCCAGGTTGAGAACCGTGGCGGGGATGGCGGTCGACGCCGCGCTGACCGACGCACCCACCGGCAGGCACAGGGGGCTGATCTTCGCCGATCCGGTCTGGGCGAGCTGCACGTTGTTGGAGTCGGCGAGGGTGTTGGTCGCGCCGGCGACACCGACCGTGCCGTAAATTTCCCACAGGCCGGCGGTGCCTGGGGTGATCGTCGCGATCGTCGCGCCGATACCGGGGGCGGCGGCGGTGCCACCGGCGTTGACGGTGACGAGCGAGTCGCGGTAGTTCGCGGTCTGCAGGTTCGCCGACCCGCTGGACGAGAGGGAGGTGACGTAAGCATTCCCCGACGGGTCGGCGGGGGTGACGATCGCCTCGGTGATCCCCGCCGCAGGCTGCGCGTAGCCGCCGGTGACCGGGGAGTCGCTGCCCTGGCTGTTGAAATTGGTGTTCACGGACATACTTGGCTCCCGGGTTCTCCTGGGGTTGGGGTGTGACAGGGGCGAAACGGTGGGGGGGAAATTCCGGGGGGGAAGACTCAGCCGCGTTCGCGGTACTCCTGCGGGCCGTACTGCTCACGGAACGTCTGCGACACCGTTTCCGGGTAGAAATCCGGGGAGCAGTGGATGCCGCCGAACTCCCCGATGTGCTGGGACCGTGAGCAGGCGGGCATGACAATATGCTTGCCCTGCTCGCCGATGAGCCGGTTGACGTTCCAGTCCCATCCGCGCCGCGAATAGTCGAAGTCCCATGTGGGGCGGAAAAAATGTTCCCACCGGTCGGCCCAGGTGCCCCACACGATCGGGGAGAAATGCGGGTGCCGCAGGATGTCCGCCGGCCCGCCGGACACGTCATGGTCTTTGCCGAGCTGGTGCGCGCACACCGCCACCACATCCTGGTCGCCAGCGTAGGCACGCTGGCACCAGGCGAAGAACTCCAGTATGTCGTCGGAGACGGGGGTGTCTTCCTCGCCGAGGATCGCGAACGGTGCGCCGGTGGCGAACGAGGTTTCCATGCAGTGCCACGGGTTCGCGAGCACCCCGAACTTCTCCGGGTTGACGATCACCTGGGTTTTACGCGCGAACGTGACCTGCTCACACAGGGCCACAGTCTCGCCGCAGCCAGGCTCGCAGCGGAAGATCATCTCTGCGTGGGTGATGCCACGGGCCATCGCCCACGACTCCAGCACCTGCTTCAGGTACTGCGGCCGGTTGTGGATGGTGAGCGCGATGACCGGACCGGCCACGGGGAACTCCCTGCGATGCCTGGGGGGTGAGCGCAGCGCGGTGGCTGGCAATAAAGGACCGGCCTGCAGGTGAGTTTAACGTGCAGGCCAGCGCGCGGGCGGGAGGCGCGTCAGGAGTCCTGCGCGGGTTTCCTGCGGATGATGACGAGCCCCTCGTAGGTGTAGGTCACCTGCGCGGCGCCGTCTTTCAGCGCCTCGATCAGTTCCGGCACGTAGTCGATCAGTTCGTCGCCTTCGAGGGAAGGGTCGACGTGGGGCCAGCGCATCCAGTCGGGGAACACCCACGGGTCGGCCCAGTCTTCGACCACGTAGATGCCGCCGGGTTTCACCAGCGGCCACAGCGACGCGAACGTGGCACGGCTGAGGTGGCCGATGTGGGAGGCGTCGTCCACGATCAGGTCACACCCGTCTGGTGCGTGCTCACGCACCATGCCGCCGAGGCCCGGGTCGTCCTGCCCGGCGACGATCCGCAGTGTGCCTTCCGGCCAGGTGGCGTCCGGGTTGTTGTCCACCCCGATCACGGTGCCGTGGGGGAACAGGTCCTGCCACATGGCGAGCGACCCGCCGTGCATCACACCCACCTCGCACACGGTGGCAGCCGGCCCGAGTTCTTTCACGAGCCGCATGTAGTCCGGCATGTAGCCGTGCGGCTCCACCTTGTCGGTGTCATACGGGTAGCTCACAGGTACGCCTTCATGCCTTGACTGAATGGGACGGCGGCTTCGAAGCCGAGGAGTTCCCGCGCCGGCGCCGGGTCCTGCCGGATGTGCCGGATGTCACCGGGCCGGTCCGGGCGGTAGTCGATGGGGCAGCCGAACATGGCCGCGATCTCGTTCATCGTCCGGTTCACACCCGTGCAGATATCCACGGTGCCCGCCGCGTCACTGGCCGCGGCGAGGAGGTTCGCACGGCACACGTCGGCCACATTGGTGAAGTCGCGGGACTGCTCCCCGTCGCCGGTCAGCCAGATCCGGCCCGTCGCCAGGTACGAGGCACGCATCGAGGCGATGCAGTTCTCCGGGTTCTGCCGCAAAGACCCGAACACATTCGAGTACCGCAACGCGACCACCGGCAGCCCGTACAGGGTGGTGTAGACGTGACAGTAATGCTCGGCGGCCAGTTTCGACGCCCAGTACGCCGTCGGCGCCGCATAGACAATGTTGGAGGAGGAGAAAACGAACCGGGACACGCCGGCGTGCCGGGCGCCTTCGAGCAAGCTGAGGGTGCCGTCGACGTTGATGCTGTTGCATTCCACCGGGTCGGCGACCGCCCACGGCGTCGTGGACACCGCCGCGGTGTGGAACACCCAGTCCGCGCCGGCGAGGGCCTGCCGGGCAGCGGCGTCGCGGATATCAGCCTTGCAGAACCGTGCGCCCTCGCTGACGCGGGTAGGGTCGCCGCGGCCGGGCCACAGCGCGTCGATGACCGTCACCTGATGGCCCTCAGCCAGGAGCAGGTCAGCCAGGTGGGAACCGATGAACCCCGCACCGCCCGTAACTACGCACTTCATGCTTCGTCACGCACCGTCAGCCACGGGTATTGCGGGATGGGCAGAATCTCACCCGCCGGCAGCGGCGCCAGATGGGTGATCGCACCAGCGGACCAGGTGGCGTCCGACTGCCGGTAGTGGTAGATCGGCTCCGGTATCCACACCTCGGAACGCACCCGCCCGGTCGCGCGCAGATCATCGGCCCACGTGACGTCCGCCGACTGGTGATCAGTCGCCCACGTCGCGAGGAGCGCCAGCTCGCGGCGGATCGGGTTGTGGTGCACGATGTCACGTGCCAGCATGTCCGGGGTGCTGAACCAGCCCCCCCAGTGCAGCGAATGCTCGACCCGCATCTGCGGCGCCCCGTTGTAGGTGAACGCGACCGGGAACCCGACATAGTCCGGGTGTGCTTCCAGCGCCCCCATGATCCGGGCGACGAAATCGGGGGCGATCCAGTCGTCGTCACCGATGAACGACGTGTAGTCCGCCTTCGACCATTCCTGCAGTTCCTGCCACTTGGCGTAGGAGGCGTTCCCGGGGCGCTGCAGGTTGTCCCGCAAGATCAGCATCCCCACACCCGGCTGCCACTGGCGGTCCAGTTCGGCGAGGAGCGCGCACAGCTGCCCGTGCCGGTGCGGCAACGTCGGCAGGAGAATATCCCAGGTGATCACAGCAGCGGAGTCCTCAGCCGCTCGGTGTCGGACTCATACCCCTCACCGGTACGCGGGCCGCGGGTGAACACCAGCACCTCGGTGTCGCCGAGCGCTTTCCACGCGTGCGGCACACCCGGCTCGTCGCAGGCCATCTCACCGGGCCCGTACTCGTCGCGGTGGACGAACCCGCCGGCCTCGGTGACCGCGAGCAGCCGCCCCGACAGCACATACGCCCACTGGGTCGTCTCACGGTGCACATGGTTCCCGCGGACCGCACCCGCTTTGGTGAAAATGTGGGTCACGCCGTCGATCGGGCCGGGCAGGATGTCCTGGATGACGCCACGTGCGTCCTCGAACCGGTCAGCCACAGAAAACCTCTCAAGGGGGGGATGGGGGGGGGGAGCGGGTCAGATGACCTGGGGTTCTGGGAGCGGGACGATGAACTTGCCCCGGTACCCAGCCGTGCGCAGTTTGCGGGTGATCGTGGCCGCGACATGCCAGGAGAGCAGCAGCGCGTACTCCGGCTGCTCATCGAGCAGCCGCTGCTCATCCACCACGGGGATCGTGGTGCCGGGGATCGTCAGCCCGATCTTCGCCGACCCGGGCACCTCGCACACGCAGGCGATGAACCCCGCGATGCCCGCGAAGTGGATCAAGGGTGTGGCGCGGGTCGTGGCACCGATCCCGTACACCCGGCTGCCATCTTCGGTGACCTCAAAGAGCATTCTCCACAGTGCGTGGGCCGCCGAGTCCGCCCGCTCCTGCAGCGCACCGGTGCGCCTGCGTGCCCGCACCCGGATCGACCCGCCATGCGTCCCGATCCGCTCAGCACGCTCCACCTGGAGACCATGCGCCGCGAGCAGGCTGGCCAGCGTCGCCAGCGTGAAATACCGCAGATGCTCGTGGTAGACGGTGTCTACCTGCAGGCCAGTGGTGATCGCTGCCGCGTCGTGGGTCTCGGCCACGAACACGCCGTCATCATCGAGCAGGGCCGTCACCCCGGCCACGAAACCGTGCACGTCCGGGACGTGCGCCAGCACATTGGTGGCGGTGACCACCCGCGCCCGGCCATACTCCGCCACGATCCGCTGCGCCAGTTCGCGGGAGAAGAACTCCTGGTAGGTGACCAGTTCCTTGCTGCGGCATTTCGCCGCCTGCCCGGTCGGCTCGACCGCGACCCGGAGCACGTCCCCGCCGAAATACTCCAGCAGCGTCCCGTCGTTGGCACCGATGTCCACCACCAGGCCCGCGCCGGGGTCCAGTTCCGCAGCGAGCGCGGCGAAGTGCTCCCGCAGCACAGCCGTGTCCCCCGACGCGTACGGATGGTCCGGCGGGAACACCTGCGCCGGGTCCGCCGCCCACGTCAGCTGCAGCAGCGTGCAGTCCCCGCACTCGGCCACCGCCAGCGGGAACCGGGCGTCGGTGCCGTACCGCTCAGCGAGCGGCTGCTCCCCCATATCCAGGATCACCGGCAGGTCGGTACTGCCACACAACCCGCATTCCTTGATTTCACCCATGTGCCTGATACCAGGCAGCGGTACGTTTCACCATCTCAGCGAAACCCACCGACGGCATGTAACCGGGCGCGAGCGCACCGACCTTGCTGACATCGGGCAGCCGCCGCGGCGGCGACCCTTCCGGCAGCGTCCCCGGCACCACCTTGATCTCCCGCCCATACGCGGCAGCGACGGCATGCGCGGCGTCCTCGATCGTCCGCTCGTCCATCGCACCCACATGCCAGATGCCCACCCCAGCAGGGGCCCGGTCGAGCAGGAGCACCAGCTGGTCCACACAGTCGCCGACCCAGCAGAACGACCTGGTCTCCTGCCCGGACCCCTGGATGGGGAAACGGATTACACCCTCCGGCTGCTGCCGGGTCAGTTCGAGCATCCGCAGGCAGAACTGGGGGATCACATGCTCGCGGCCCATGTCCGGGCCGGTGACGTTGTGCGGCCGGGCAATGATCGCCCGGTCAAGGACACCCGTCCGCTGCCACGCGGACGCCATCAGCTCGCACGCGATCTTCCCACCACCGTAGGAGTACCGCGGGTTCAGCACGTCCGGCACCGAACACGGCACCGTCTCCGGCGTCGGCACGGCCGTGGCCACCTGGTACGCCTCGCTAGAGGACACCAGCAGCAGGTCACCCACACCCCACTGCTCACACGCGGCGAGAACGTTCAGCATCCCCCGCAGCGCCACATCCAGCACCTGCCGCGGCTCCGCATAAAAAACCTGCGTCCCCTGCAAGTAAGCCAGGTGCGCGACCCGGTCACACCCCTGCACCGCAGCCGACACCACGCCCGGGTCCCGCACATCCCCCCGGACCATCTCACACGGCACACCAGCCAGCCGCCGCGGCTGGCCGCGGGAGAAATCGTCCAGCACCCGCACCTCATGCCCAACAGCATGCAAACGGCGCACCAAAGCGGACCCGATGAACCCGGCACCGCCGGTGACCAGGTACCTCACGCCGCCACCATGGCCGCGCGCAGCTTCTCCGCGTCCGCGGCCCGCTCGCCCTCCAGGGAGGCGTACAGGGCCACCACGTTGTCCCGCTGCCCACGTTCCGCTTTGTCCTGGTAGGTCGCGTCCCACCCGTACCCGCGGGACGGGTGCAGATGGTCGATCAGCACGTCCGGCAGGTACACGCGGCGGCCGATCCGGTCGGCCAGGTCGTTGATCCAGGTGTCCATCCAGTCGCAGGAGAAGTACGGCGGGTTGAAATACCCCACCGTCTCCACCCACCGGCGGTGCAGGAACGAATGCGTCCCCAGCCCGCCGCCCTGGATCGGGTCATGCCCGTGGACGAGCAGGATCCGGTCCGGCACCTTCTCAAACTCGGCCCGCACCAGCGCGTCCCACCCGGGGGTGGAGAACACGATGTCATCCGCGGCCTGCATCAGGATCTCCCCCGACGACTGCCCGGCGCACGCGTTCCACATCGCCGACAGGACGATCCGCGGCCCGGTGATCGTCACCACACCGACCTGGTCCTTGATGTCATCAGGCAGCGGCGCGTCATCATCGCAGTAGAAGACGAACTCCAGGCTGAACGGGTCAGCTGCGGTGGTGCGGGCGGTGCGCATCAGCCGCCGCACGTTGTCCGGGCGGTTACGCGTCGGGCACAGGAGGGAGATCATGCCGCGGCCTTCTCATCCGCGGCCTGGGCGGCGATCTTCGCCCGCCGCTCCGCCATGACCGGCTCAAGCCACGCCAAAGCAGGCTTCCAGAACTGGTTCTGCACATATTCCACGTCATATTTCATGACGGAATCACGTGCCTTGTTCCGCTTGGCGTGATAGGCGCTCCCGCGCTGGTACGCCGTTTCATACACCTTCGCCAGCGCGTGGATCGACGGCTTCACCCAGCAGGCACGGTGCGTCGGATTCCAGAACCGCTCCCCCGGCACCTTCCACCCCGAACCGAGCACTTCCGGCATCGAGGAAAAGTCCGTCACGACCGCCGGCACACCACACGCGTTCGCTTCGAGCACGGTGAGCCCGAAACCCTCACCTAGCGCCGCATTCGAGTACAGGTCCAGCGCCGAATACCAGTTCACCAGATGCTCAACCGGCACCTGCCCGGTGGCGTAAGGGTATTGGTCAACAAAGCTGACCGCATCCGAGATCCCCAGATTGTCCGTAATCGCCGACAGATCCACCGCATGCTGTTCCCGCACCATCGCATGGATCAGCAGCACCGTATCCGGATGCCTCTTATGCAACATCGCGAACGCGGCGAACTGCTCGAACATGCCCTTGCGGAAACCGTCCTTGTTCGCGGCGTTGATCCCGATCGCGAACCGGCCCTGCAGGCCGAGCATCCGCCGCCACTCCTGCCGGTCCTCAGACGGCCTGAAGACGGAGGTGTCGATGCCGTGGGGGACGTGGAAGGCGTCCACATCGGGCAGCGCCTCGCGGATCAGCCGCTCCCCGAACCGGGACATCGGGAAAACGGGGGCGCCCGACATTTTCAGGCAGTCCTTGTCCATCTTCCCCAGCGGGTCACAGTCCACCGGCATCCAGTGGGCGACCGGCACACCTTTGAGGTGCTCCGGGCCGAGCACCCAGATGTCCCCGAGAGTGATCACCACATCAGCGTTCGTGCGTTTCGCGTGCTCACCGATCAGCTGCGCACCGTACGGGTCCGCCGGCGCCTGCCCGGGGATGACCGGGATGTCATTCCAGGTGAGGGGGGCGCCCTGGAGGCCGTAGAAGGCCGAGATGATGACGTCGTGGCCGAGGGCCTTCAGGCGCGGCACCCACATGGCGGTCTGCATACCGTAGCCCGTCGGGCTCCACGGAGCGCTAAATTCGAGTGCCACAAAATGCGCACCCTAGATCACCCCCCTAGCCGCCAGAATCGCGGCATGGGAGGCCCTGAATGTATTCAAGGTGAGCGTCAGCCCTTCGGGGGGTAAGGGGGGTTGAAGGTCAGGACTCGCTGGGGGTACCTGGCCAGAGTGGGGTGGGTGTCTCATAGTCCGGGAAGGTCGCGTTGCCACCGTGGAGAGTCAGCGTGTCAGGGTCGAGCCGACCGACCGCCCATGCGGCTTGGCAATAGGCGCAGAACAGCCTGATGAAACCGACCTCATGATCCGCCGACTGCGGCGTGAAGGGCGGCTTCAGGATCACGGACGTCCGGGTGACCGGATTGAGGAGTTCGCGAATCGCGCCGTCGGGGTCGGCGAGGCCGGAAACGTAAGCGTCAGTGTCAATGGTGGCAGGCATAGCCCTCTCTCCTTCGGGGGGTAAAGGGGAAATGACCGGGGTATCCGGTAGAATTGGGTTACATACAAGTGGCCCCCGCGAGTGGTCAGAGACTCGCGAGGGCCGGCCGACTGCAGAGGAGTCGACATGGCCGATCGTACCTGCCCCATACTCACAAGCCCAGCAACCGACCTTGCCTACTGGGCGGGGCTCATTGACGGCGAGGGCCACATCGGCATCCGGGAAGTGCGCCGGGCCGACCGTGGCGTGAACTATCAGGGACGCTTCTCGCTGCGGATGTCAGACCGGGGCATCATCGTGGCGTTCGCCGAGGCGTTCGACCTGACAGTCTCGGACCGCACCTACAGCAACGCCATCAGCACTTGCGCCCTGTCGGTCACCGAGGCGTCTTGCGGGAGCGCGGCCCGGGTGGTCGCGATCCTGCTGCCCTACCTGCGGCTCAAGCACCGGCAGGCCGAGCTGGTTATTCAGCTTGAGCGCGAGAAGCGCCAGCCGGGACTGCGGACGCGCAGTTCGGGCCAGCATGCGTACAAGCGTGATGGGCAAATCATCATGCGCGAGCGGCTCAGGACCGGTCAGGAGCACCTGGACCGCTGGCGTGGCTATTACCTGGAAGTGAAGGGCCTGAACAAGCCAGGCCGGGACGGTGAGGCCCCGGCCCAGCTTGCGCAGGATGACGCGGAGGTTCAGGACCAGGTTCCGGTGGAACCCGACCTGTCGCTCTTCTGAATGCCCTGGAGGAGACCGCAGTAGACCACGTCTGTTACACGGCAATCAAAAGACTGCCGGGGCAGGTCGTTTCTGTTCCGCCTGCCTCCCGCGCTCTCGCGCAGGTGCGGACCATATCTTCACCCCATGGGGGTGTCCCGTACATGGCCTCTGGACCTTCCCGTCGCCGTAAGGCAGGCGGGCTCGGCTGCTGATTGCCCCTACTGCTCGCTTCTCGGACCGTCACGCTCAGGCTTTCGCCTCACGTTGTGGTGCAAGCAGGTGACTCGGGTTTTCCAGCAATTCTCGGGAATCCCATCCGCACGTCACCGTGCGGTGGCCCTCAATTTGCACTGAAGGGTGCGTTCACCACCATGGCGCCGTACATGAACATGCTGTCGTCTTTGTTACTCGCCAGCTCGGCTGGCGGGGGCAGTCGTTTCCGCTACCCTCTGCGGTTCTCACCGCAGGCCCGATCATCTCTTAGCCCCGGTGGGGCTTCCCGTGCATGATCTGTGAACCTTCGCCGTAGATGTGAGGCTGTAGGCGCTCGGCTGCTGATTACCCCTGCTGGCCGCTTTTCGGACCATCGCGCTCAGGCTTTCGCCTCACGCTGTGGTGCGGTCAGGTGGTACGGGCTTCCCAGCAATTCTCGGGATTTTCACCGGCAGGTTGCCCTGCCGGGCGGCAAGCATTGTTACCGGAACGATGCGTCGATCACGGGCCAGGAAATACTGCATTTTGTTACTCGCCCCGGAGGGCGGGGCAGGTCATTTCTGCCTGCCTCTCATGGTTTGCCATCCCATGAGATCGGCCTGTCTCTTGATCTGCGGCCGTAGCTGCGCAATGCCCCGCAACCACGTCCATGTCACAGATCCCGCACATACAGTCTCTACACGCCAGCGGGCATCGCTGACGCTCGGGATTCCCCGCAATAGCGGTGGGGTTCCCCGAACAGTGCGGATTCTCTACGTACGTCACCGTACGTGAGCCCCTAGTTACTCTGCGTTAGAGGTAATCCTGGACCGCCACGAACTCAATCACGTTCGAGACGTTGCTCCACGCAAACGGCATCGTGTAGCTCATCAGCAGGACGTTGCCCTGCGGGAGCCACGGGTGGACCACCACGCGAACAACGGAACGCGTGACGGGGTTCTGGAACTCGCTGACAGCCGCGCCGAGGCGGACGCCGGGCACCTCCGACTGCTCCACGAACAGCCGGTAGTTGGTGGCGGCACCGCTCTGCACGATGTCGTTGGACAGGCGGGCGATGTCGCCGCCTTCCCCGATGATCTCGGCCGGGTCCGCGCGGAACGATCCGTACGTGGTCCCGGTGCCATCCCACAGGTTCTGGAGAGCCGTGTTCAGGACCGAGGTCTTCAGGGTGTCGCCAACGGACTGATTCAGGTAGCCCGCTTGCCAGCTGGAGGGGTAGACCGTCGCGCTGGCAGCGTGGCCGGACAGGACGGAGAACAGTCCCTCTTCATCGTTCGCGGACGAGGTCCCCGAGTCGGTGGTGAGGGGCTGCGCGGTCGTGGTCGGCAGTGCGCCCTGCAGCGTGTAGTACAGGCCGCCGACGTTGTTCGCGAACAGGTGGTAGGTGCCTGCGGAGGCACCCGTGGTGGCGTAGATCTTGTAGAACATCGCCCCGGCGACCGGGCTGATCTGCACGTCCACGACCTGGCCCGAGGACCAGGCAACCGAGGCGGACGACCCGGCGGCCGTTTCCCCGAAGAACGTGCAGGCTGACACCTCTACGAAAACGTTCGTGGTGATGCCGGTCAGTGCGGTCTCGCCCGAGTTCGCCGACCTCGCGGTGAGGGTCGGCGCGCTGGGCGCGGACAGGGCGGAGGAAGTGGCGCCCAGGTGGGAGGCTTCCTCGTTGAGCATGAACTCCTGCAGGAGCAGGAGGTTGGCCAGGGCGGAGATGTCTTCGAAGCCCTGGCCGCCGAACTGGGCGAGCCAGGACAGGTTCTCAGACAGGCCCCAGAAGCGGTACACATTGTTACTCGCCAGCAACGCCGGCGGGGGCGGTCGTTTCCGCCGCCCTCCCGTGCTCTCACACGGGGTCGGACTCTATCTTGATCTGGCTTGGTAGAAGCCGCCCTTGACGCGACGGCCGCCTTGCTGCCGGACTGGGATGCCGAGGTTGCGCAGTGCGCTATTATTCAATTGTGCCAGATCCCACGTACAGAGTCTCTGAACCTTTCCCTTGGGCGTGTCGCCTTTAGGGACTCGGCTGCTGATTACCCCTGCCACTCGCTTTTCAAACCATCGCGCTCGCTCTTTCGGGCCACGCTGTGGTGCGAGTGGGTGACTCGGGCTTTCCAGCAATTCTCGTGGTTTTCACTCACTCGTCGCCGAGTGAGGCCCCTACCTTGGTGGAAGGGATATTGAGGTCCACCGCGTCCTGGGTGCCGGTTCCGGGCAGGTTCAGCGGCCAGTTGACCGCGGAGCTGCTGCCGGAGATGTTGCCGCCGGACTGCACCAGTTCCGGGATCGCCAGGCGGACGAACGATCCGCCGGACGGGCCGGTCTGGGAGCCGGAGATGCCGGTGATGACCTTGCGCCGCCTCGTGGTGCCCTGGCCGGGTACACGGGCGAGCTTGTTCCTCAACGGCGAATACACAGGGTAGATGAGCGATGACGCATTGTTACCGGACCCTGCGGCCGGGCTACCTCGTTTCCGGGTAGCTCTCACGCTCTCACGTGAGGCCGGATCATCTTACGCTCTGCCCAGTGGCAGAGCCCGCGTGCATGATCTCTGAACCTTCTGATCGGGTCACGGACCCAGGTCAGCTCGGCTGCTGATTACCCCTGCCGCATGGTTTTTCAGGCCGTCGCGCTCACCGTTTCCGGCCACGCTGTGGCACATGCGGGTAGGTGCGGGCTTCCCAGCAATTCTCGCGGTTCACATCCATTCCTCGCGGAATGGAGCCCCCGTTCAGTTTTGAGGGGCCACCAAGTCGAAGGGCACGAAACCCGTCGAAAGTGGCGAGGTGAGCGTGATCGACTTGCCCAGTTCCGCGGACAGCACGTTGTTCAGCTGTGCGGTCAGCTGCGAGATCGCCTGGGACTGGGGCGAAGCCGACATGAAAGCACCGAACTGGCCTGCGAACTCGGGCGCGAGGCCCTTGACGACTTCGCCGGGCTGTTCGATGCCCTTCTTGATGGCGGTGCGGAACGCCGACTCGGCGCGCATGCTGCGCTTGAAGATCTCGCCGTCGTCGGACAGCGGCATGTTGCCGCCGATGCGGGCGTAGCCTGCGCCTTTGACGAGGGTGGGCATCTTGTCGGACAGCATGAGGTCGGGGGCGGTGTACCGGTGGGGGTCCGCTGCGGCGTACCAGCGGGTGTCTTCACCGGCGGATTCGAGGACCGGCGCGGCTGCCGATCCGTAGGGCACCGCGGGGGTGTCCATGACGTTCTGTTCTGGCATGCGTAGCCTCCGTTGAGGCGAGAGGCCCTGCGCGGGCCTGGTGTGTGCGTGGATCAGGCGGGCACACGGGCGCCTCCGTTTTGCTCGGCGAGCTGGTCGAGGTAGGCGCGGGCGCGCTCGCGGACGTTGGGGTCAGGCGATTCGGCCTGTTTGGCGACGTACTGGATGAGGCTGGCGTGTTCCCGTTGTGCTGCAGCGATGCGGGCGTCGTTGGCCTCATCTATGAGGGACCGCTTCTCCACGGGAGTGGCGGGCCCGTTCCCGGCCCGCATCTGGCCACGCACGGGGGCCAGTGCCGGGTCGGGCTGCTTTCCGAGTTCGTCAAGTTGTTCTTGCATCTTGGCGACCTGGGCGTTGTGTGCCTCGGCGACGGGGGCGAGTTTCGCGGCGATGATCGCTTCGACTTCGGCGGGGCCGAGGAGGCTGGTGCCGGCGTTGCGGAGGGCTTGTTCGAGCATTTTGGCGACCTTTTTGCGGGACATGCCTTTGTTTCCCTTGATCTTCCGGTCGCCGTCGGCGGGGACCGCGCCCTGCTCTTCGGCGGTGCCTTTGTTCATGCCGGCGACGCCGCCTGTGGCGTGGGGCATGGTGGTGGATGGGGTGTTCGTGGCGCCCATCTGCGGTGGGAGGACGGTGCGGGCGGGGGCCATCGGGCAGCAGCCGTCGTAGGTGGCCTGGATGTGGTCGTGCATTGACCGCATCGCCGCTGCGGCCATGTCTTTTTCGGTGGTGGAGTAGTAGGACCGGCCGCCAGCGTCGGGGGGGTTGGGGTTGTTGGGGCCGTGGTCGGCTGGGGATGGTGCCTGGTGGCCGGCGGTGAGGTTGCCCCGCTGGAAGTCGCCCGGTTCGGGGACGTGGGTGGAGGGTGGGACGTTCACCGTCCAGCCGCCCGCGTTTTCCGCCGCATGCCCCGAAGTGAGGTAGGGGCGCTGGTAGGAGCCGGGTTTGATGCCCTGCTGCGGCTTGATGTGCTCGTCCGGGTACATGTCAGCGAAGCTCTTGTGCAGGAACGCGTGCCCGTCAGCGATGGCAGCGGGGCTGAAGCCCTTGAATGTCATCGCGGTCGCGGCGACCTGCGCCAGCACCGCCGCCTGGGCGGGCTCGCCGGCGCCGAGGGCGTCTTGTGCTTCCTTGGTGAACAGGGCTGCGTCGACCGCGTCAGCGACGGACTTGAGCGCCGGGTAGGCGGCTAGCACATCCTCGGTGGCGTACGCGGCGCAGGTGGCGTCGTGCATCCGCTGCACCTCGTAGGAGGCCTGCTTCATCGTCAGCGCACTCACGGATGCGGGCACGTGGTCCATGTGCTGGTCAGGGTCAGTGCCCAGGCCAGCGTCCGGTTCCAGCTGCTCCACCGTCGAGGTGCCGTCTGGTTCGCGGTGCGGCGCGACCGGTTCGGTCGTCGCCGGGACCGGGCGGGCGCCCGGGCCCGCGGCCTTGGCGGCTTCGGCTTCGATCTGGGCGATCAGCCCGTTCCCGGCCTCTTCGGTGATGGCGCCGGACGCGACGACCGCTTTGACGGCCTCGGTGGCCGCGCGGGCGGCCTTGGTGGCCTTCGGTGGCATGGCACCCTTGCCCTCGCACTTGAAGCACTTCATGTTGCCGCCGCGCATCGTGCCCTTGCCCTTGCAGGCGGAGCACTTCTTGCCCTTCGGCATGTCACCGGCGGCCTGGGCGTCCTTTTTGGTCTGGTTGTTGTCGTCCAGCGGGTTGGAGACGCCGAGTTCCTTCGCACGCCTGCGGATGAGCGCTTTGGCGCCGGAGACGTTGCCGTGGCCGGACCGGGCGAGGATCGCGGCCCGGCGGAGCGCGTCCGCGTCTGGGATCGGATAGCTGCCATCGCTGAGCGCTTTGCCCTCGCTTGCGAGCCGCTTGCGCTCGTCGGTGGAGAAGTCGCGCTTGTACACCTCGGCCTCAGCCTTGAACAGCGCGTCGACCATCTCCGGGGAGGGGATGACCACGGCGTCGTCGTCCGCCTTCACCAGTTCGGGGCCGTGGCCGCCCACGATCTTGGCGACGGGGCCGGTGCCGTGCTTGGCGAGCCAGCGGGCCGCGCCCGCTTCGGTGCCGTCGAGGCCTTCTTCGTCGCCGTGGGCGGCCCACTGCCGCCACGCGACCTTCGCCTGGAGGAACTCGGTGCCGTTCGTGGCGCCCTTCGCCATCGGCTCCGACGCCCGGTAGTCGCGTACCGCGGCGAGGTAGGCGGCCTGGTCGGCGGGTGAGGCGTTCTTCACCGCGGCCATCGGGTCAGGATCGGGGTCCGGTGCCGTTTCCGCCTGAGCCGTTTCACCGTCTGCGGCTTTCTCGGCGTCCCCGTCTGCGTCGGTGTCGCCGGCTCCGGTGTCGGGGCTGTCGTCTTCGCTGGCGGAGCGGGCGTTCTCGCCGTCGGCGTCACGCTGGCCGTCTTCCTTGGCCACCTCGTCCTCAGGGGGAGCGCCTCCGTTCATGGGCTCGGCCGCGGTCTCGTCCATGCCACCCCCCTGGGCGCTTTTGATGATCAGGAATGGAAGACCCGACGCGGGCGTGAAAACGCCGTCGACGCGTTCGGGGTCGAATTTTTCGAGTTCGGTGATGCCTTCGAGGTCCTCGGGCTCTTCGGTGGCGAGCGCAGGGTTGGCCATCGGTTTTAACTCCTCAGCTGCGCGAGCGCCTCGCGGGTCGGCTTACGGCGGCGAGCCGACCCCTGCATGGAGACCCCGTTGATGCGTTTGGACAGCACCATGTCCCAGGCGTCCGGGTTCCAGACGATCCCCACCATCCAGTCCCCCGCTTTCACGGTCTGGGTGGTGCCGTCGGGTGCGGTGACGTTCCAGTCGGGGCCGCGGTAGACGTACGACTCGACCACGCGGCCCGCGCCGTCGGTGCCCGGGGCGTGGTGCAGGCCAACCTTGGGCGATTTGGTGAGGTACGACCAGGCCGCGTCTTCAAGTGCTTCGGGGCCGGTGAAGTCCCGGTGCCCGTCCGCGGCCACCACGGCATCGGCTTTGTTGACCGGGTAAGCGACCTGCAAAGTGAACCGGCGGTGCGGCGCGGATTTGACGACCGGGCCGGCGACGGTCGCCCCGTCCCACCCGGCCGGTTCGGCCGCCTTGGCCACGCCGTCCTCGATCACGACTTTCCGGCCGGATTCCTCGACCGTGACCCGCATCGCGCCCCCTCCATTACACGTGGCGGCACCTGACGCGTTCACTGGGGGATCAGTGGGCTGGGCACCGGGAACGCCTGATCCGGTTGCGGCGGCCAAGTGCCAGGCTGGCCACCGGTGGTTGTCGCCACCCGCATCACCGCGCCGCCCTGGCCTGCGGGTGCGACGGTGATGACTGCGCCACCCTGGCGTGCGGGTGCGACGGTGATGACACCTGGGGTGAGGATCGGCGGCGGCGGTGGCGGTGGCGGGGAGTAGATCCCCTGCCGCCATGTCGCTGCCCCTGGGCGGGCCGGGAGCCGCCTGGCCTGGACCGGGTGGTTGAGCTGGGTGAAAACCGGGCCCACGGTGGGGTTGGTGACCGGTGCGCCCAGGCTGCCCGCGGCGCGGCCCTTGCGGAACACGGCAGGCTGGGCGTGGAGCGCTTTGCCCTGCCAGTACGGCTTGGCCGCCACCGGGATGGTGACTGGGGCGCCAGCGTTCCCGGATACCCGGCCTTTGCTGAACGTCTGCGGTATCCGCGCCCGGGCGGGGCCCTGGAGCGGGTAGACCGGTGCGACCGGGTTGTTTACCGGCGCACCGGGGCTGCCCGTGGCGCGGCCCGCACGTGGATGCGGTTGCGGCAGGCGTGCCCGCGCTGGGCCTTCCGCCGGGTAGACCGGTGCCGGGGTGAGGACGGGTGCGCCGGGGTTCCCTGAAGTGCGCCCACGTGGCGGGAAGGTGATGTGGGTCCGGGCGGGCCAGTGCAGTGGGTAGAACTGTGGCCCGGTCGCCGGGCTGGTCAGTGGTGCGCCACGGCTGCCGGCCTGGCGCCCACGGGGCGGGAGGGTGAACCGGATGTGGACGGCTTGGCGGAACGGGTAGAACGGCGGCCCAACGTCTGGTGGCGCGGGATTGTTTACCGGCGCACCGGCGTTCCCGGCTGCCCGGCCGTGTGGCGGGAGGGGCCGCCGCGCCCGCACCGGTCCCAGTAGCGGGTAAACCGCCGGGCCCGGGGTGGGGTTGCGGACCGGCG